CCATGACCTATTTCTCCTCTGCGTCTTTCTTTACTGCTTTGCTTGCGCCAAGTGCTTCAATGTGTCCGCCCTCAATAAGTGCGTCAATGTTGAGCCCTTCAAGTTGCATGTCGTCAACTGTACTTCCTGCTGTTACATCTGCGAGCCTGTCGCTCAAGACTTTGTATTGTGCCATGTGATAACTCCTTAGCCGTGGACTTGACATTGCATAGATATTTGTAGGAAGTCTGCATCACCAACAGTCACAGCGCTTATGTTTGCTGCACTGCTTAGGACCAGTGTCGCTACTACTCCACTCAATGTTGGATTGCTTTCTAACGCTAGACGGACACTTGATGAGCCCGAATAAGACAAGTAACTGTCTAGCAGACTGTGTGCCGTTCTATCGGTGTATCTGCCTGCAATGAGTGTGATGTTCCAGTCTGTTGTTACATCTCCGCCGCCAAACGCTTTGTGGTAGTTCACTGTTTGCAAGATTGGGAATGCAATAGGTGGGTTGAGTTGGTCTGGTTGATAGGCGTATGTGCGTAGCCCCGGGATGGTTGCTAGTTGTGTTGCTAGTCCTGTTGCTATCTGGTTGATTGTGGCAGGCATTATGCAACGGCTAGCAAGCGGTACTGGTTGAGCATGTCACGCACATCGGGGTCAACTGCACGGACTTGGATTGCCATGTCGTTGAAGCCAACTATGCCTAGCGCTGCGTTGTAACGGGCAAAGCCTCGTATGGATAACAAGATGCACGCTTGGCGAACGTCACTAGGGATTGCTTCCCAGCCCCATTGGGCAGTGACTTGGCAGTAAGGAATGTTTGGTTGAACTTGGATTGGGAATGTCTTGCCGCCAATAGCGACGATGCGATTGTAAGGGCGATAGTTGAGTCCAGCGTCAAGCGGCTCTAACTGGTAGTCCGTGCCTTGTGTCCATGTCTGGTCAAAGACTCCGTTGCCTTGTGTGCTTACTTTGACCGTGACAGATGTGTTTGCTATGTCGTTGGTTGGAATGTTGTAGTAATCAAACGGGTAGATGCTGATTGCTGTTTGCGAGGTCTTGTAGAACCAGCGACCACAGTATCCATCTATGCGACGGCTAGCGCCTTCTATTGCGCCTTCTAACAATGTGTCATCAACACTGTCTGTCAATCTAAGTGCTGCCTTGACCTCTGCAAGCGTGGCATAGCCGTTTGCTATTGCCATTGATTACTTCTTTCGCTTAGTTGCCGCAGGCTGACTGGCTCGCTCCATTGTTGGCTCAATTGTTGCTGCTTCTCTTGTATTGGCTTTGTGTCCTAATGCTTCAAGGGCGGCATCAACTGATGCGGCACGCTTAGGCAAGTTGCGTGCAATATATCCTGCACGCTCTACAAGCAGGGCTGAGATTTGGTCTTGAGTGTTTGTCATATGTCCTCATCGTAGTGGCTGGTGCAATGCCCGACTGCACTGCACCAGCCCTACTGATTCACGGATTAGAAGGTTGGAGTTACTAATCCAGTTCCGTTGATTTGTGACCAAGCGCTTGGGTAACGGTTTGCAGTAAATGCTGCATAGCCGTACACAATCATCTGGACTTCAAGTGAACTTGCTTTCGGCTGTTCAAAGCGGAGCATCATTGGCTCACCAGAACCCTGTTCCCACAAGTGCAACTCTTGCGAGTTACCAATGTAGATGGTGTCTTGGTTTGTGCTTGCGCCTTGTGCAGTGCTGATTGTTGCGTCAGTGAATACTGGCAAGCCTGCGATTGAGTAACCGCTGACTCCGTACTGTGGCGAACTTGCACCAGTTGCAAATGCGTTCATTGGACCGTTTGGCGTTGGTACTGCCAATGGACGGTTCGTTGAGTCCACTGCTGCCAAGATAAATGCAAGGCGGCGTGGGTGCATGATGATGCAGTTTGGTCCAGCGTAGAACGAGGTCTGTACCTTCTGGATTGAGTCCAGAATCTTTGGGTACAGTTCGGCAACAGTTGGTGATGCGTCAGTGTAGGTAACTGCGTTACCTGCAGAAGCAAGCAACTCAGCAACCACTGCTGTGTTCAGCGTTGTGTGGTAAGCCGATACAAGGTCTGCCATCACAAGGCTGTCAACATTGGTGCCACGTTCAATTGCTTGACGGGACACATTCTGCTGACCAGCATAAGTGTTGACGGAGATGTCCAACTTGGTGTCGTCCATGTTGGTTTCTTGAACGCTTGCATTCTCGCTCTGTGCTGCAACTGCTGTTCCCGTTGTCACCTTTGAGATGCTAAGGGTCAAGCCTGCGTTTGGCAGTTGGTGTTTGCGAGCAAGGTCTGCTGATACACGACCTGCACGAGCAAATGGTGCAGCCAAGTCAGTAAGGAACTGAGGCACGATAAGTCCAGCAAAGTTGCTGCTGGTCACATCACGACGTTCAATTTGTTCCTCACGGGCATGGCGTGAAAGGCGTTCCTTGGCAGCAAAGTCGTTATTGAACTCAGCCATGTATGCGTCAGCAACGAACGAGTGTTCGCCACGGGCGCTGTAGGTGCGTGCTTCGGACTTGACTACTGCCACGCCTGTGTCCTTGCGAACTTGTGCGGCAGCAGCCGAACGAGCCTCAAGTTCTTCGTGGTGCTTGATTGAAGCATCAAGGTCGGCGGCAGCCTTCAATGATTCTGCAATCTGGGTATCTTCTTCTGCGCTTAGGTCACGTGCTTCGGCTTCTGCCTTGTCCACGATTGCCTGAGCGTCAGTGAGGAGCGCTGAACGCTTCTCAATGAGTTTCTCTGACATTGCCATTTGGTGTTCTCCAATTTGAGTTGAGTTGAGTTTGAGTTGCAAAGTGTTCCTGCTAGTGACTCAACTGAGTCGGCTACCGAACGGCTTAGCGGTGGCGTTGAATTGCTATTTGTGCTCGTCGCAACGCCAACGACGACGATTTGATGGTATCTGGTTCTGTGTCGTTTGATTGCTTATTGCGCAACGACACCATCGTCTCCTCGTAAGCAGGATAAGTCACAACGCTTACATCAAAGAGTTTGACTTCTTTGAGTTCACGAGTGCGCTTGTCTGGGCTCCATGCGTCTTTGACTGTCTCGAATGCGAAACTCATTTGTGATACATCCCCACGACGCAATGCGCTCATCACACGGGCTGCATCTGGGTTTGTCTCGTCAAGCATTGCTTCAACGAGTAAGCCTTTGTCGTCCTCTCGGATTGACAGTGTTCCCGACTTAGTGCGTGCTAGTGGAACACCTTCGTGATCTACAAGCAAACGCACATCTGCGCCATCGTTGATGGTCTTTGCAAATGCGCCTCTACGGACAAACTCTGTCCATGGCAACGGTTCGCTTGGTGAGTCAAAGACGGCTGCATAACCAACAAGAGTCTTGCCATCTCCGTCTGCTCTGACTTCAAAGTTGCTGTAAGCAATGCTTCGTGATTCTTTGTGATCCACAACCCAATGGCTTGTGCGTCCTGCCATTTCGCTTGCTACTACGACAACTGTTGATGGCTCTGATTCCATATCGCCCATGTCCTCGCCGTCCGACATTGGTTGCCAAGAGTCGCAATACATTGATGCGTCACAACTTGCATCAAAGAGTGTGCAATAACTGCGCTCGGAATCAAAGAACTTGCAATTACCACATGACCGACCTTCAGGTACATCTGAACTATTGGCTGGTCGGAAGTTGCTTGGCAACTCTCGCACATCAACATCGCTCATAGATTTGATCTCCCGTTCCTCATCTAGTCTGCCAACAACATCATTGGCATACTCCATTGCTCGTCGTGCATCAGATTTGCTTGGACCGCTTCCCCACAATAGATGGGCAACCAATCCTGCTGTTATCTCGTCACCTTGTACTGCATCCAAATCTACAAGGTGGCGTGCTATCCAAGGACCAATCTTGCGCCACTTCTCCTCAGTGACTGTTCCTGTTGCCATCTTGCGTGCGTCCTCAACTGTTTGTGGGCGTACACCTTCTCCGCTTAGACCTTCTTCATGTAGTTGAACACCACGGCGAGCAGCAGCACGCATGTAATCAGGTGGTGACAGTTTGACTGAACGAACTTGTCCAAGTGCTTCACCATCAGTATTTACTGATGCGGCAACCATGTGGTCAATTGCGTCTTGCTTATTTGTGTGGCAACCCATTGTCTCAAACGAGCCGTCATCATTCTTCTTTACCATTGCCCAACCGTTGCAGTCTGTTTGCTTGTCTGTAATCCCGTATGGCATGTCAGTCTGCGTCTGGCGTCAACACACGGACATTGGTTGTACCTGTGTTTGTTATTCCGTACAAAGCATTCCCGAACGGCAAGTGGATTTCTAGTGTTGAGTTGTTCTCTAAGTGCAGTCCCGTTGCTGTTGTCACTGTGCTGTCACCAAGATAAGAACTGCCACTGGTTGTGTGAAGCCAGATAATACGATTCTGATCGTCGGCTGCGACCAACAATGTTGGAGATGTTGTAACTGTTACAGCAACAGATTTCATTGTGGTTTGTCCTTGTCTGTTCCTAGTGGTGGCGCATCTACTGTGCCTGCCATTGGTGCTCCCGGCAGGTTGAGTACAAACTCATCTCCGCCTTCGTATGGCTCACGACCCTCAATGTGGCGTGCTTCGTTAGGTGTAAGCATGCCCGATGCGATCTGGACTTGGCTTGCACGAACACGGGTTGACAAGTCTGCTCGCAGGTATTCGTCTGCATTGAAACGGACTGTCATATCTGG